ATTGATTATGCAACAAGTGAGAATCCTGCTGAACATAAGTCCTCAAACTTGATTGAACTAGATAATGGACAGTATGCGCTGTATCCAAACAACAGAATGCGTATTTTTGACAACAGTTTGACTCCTGTTGACCCCAAAATGCCTGATTTTAAGGTTTCAACTCAATATTATAGTGTTGAAAACGGTTTTGAGCGACTTGGAATGGGTCGTGAGGATGAATATTTCTGGAAAACTGCTAAGGAAAGAGAAGATACTTAATAAAACCTCTCTAAATAAGGTAGAATCATGATTTTTTATGCCTGTACAACGGGTAAGTAGAGGATTTAAGGATATCAGTTTGTCTTTTCAGGTTAATCCCCTGTCGAAAGACCTTATTGCCATAAAAAATGAGACTGCTATTGCCCGTTCGATCCGTAATTTGGTGTTAACACTGCAAGGTGAACGGTTTTTTAACCCAATTTTGGGTTCAAGAGTAAGTAAACTGCTCTTTTCAAACGTAGATGAGGTCACTGCATCTGCAATTGAGGATGAAATCACCAATACTATTGAAAATTTTGAACCAAGAGTTGAATTAACGTCTGTAAAAGTTAAAGCAGAAGACGAATTATTAGAATATAACGTCACGATTCGCTATAACATTGTTGGAATAGACGTGCTTCCCCAACAATTAACGTTTGCATTACAACCTACACGCTAATGGCACTAGTAAATTTTGCTGATTTAGACTTTGATCAGGTAAAAACCTCGATCATCAACTATCTAAGGGCAAACTCCGACTTTACAGACTATGATTTTGAGGGATCAAACCTCTCATCAATCATTGATGTGCTCGCATATAACACATATATTACCTCATACAATGCCAATATGGTAACGAATGAGGTTTTTATTGATAGTGCGACACTCAGAGAGAATGTTGTATCATTAGCGCGTAATGTTGGTTATGTTCCAAGGTCAAGAAAAGCAGCTACCACTAATATTTCTTTCTTTGTAGATACTAGTCAGTATACAACAAAACCTAGAACCATAACATTAAAGTCTGGAATTGTTTGTACGACTAGACAATTTGGTTCTGAGAGTTATGCATTCATTGTTCCAGAGGATATAACAGTTGTAGTAAGTAATGATGTTGCAGAATTCAATGATATCAAAGTTTATGAGGGAACAGTTGTAACTCAAAACTTTACAGTCAGTTCTGCAAACCCAAATCAAAGATTTATTTTAGATAATCCTGGAATCGACACCAGTCTTTTTTCAGTAACTGTTTCGCCAAATAGTGTATCAAGCGTAAAAAGAACATATACTTTAGCAAATAGTTTATTTGATGTAAATTCTGAGTCTGCAGTATATTATCTTCAAGAGATTGAAGATGAAAGATATGAATTAATTTTTGGTGATGGTATTTTTGGTAAGAAATTAAATGAACCGAACTACATCACTGCTCGTTATGTGGTTACAAATGGAGAGAATGGAAATAATTTATCATCATTTACATTTGCTGGATCGTTAGTTAGTGAGCTTGATACTCCCATAGTCAATGGCATTTCTTTAATTACAACAGAAAAGTCATCACACTCGGGTAGATCCATTGAGAGTGTTGAATCAATTAAAAAGTATGCAACAAGAGTATATGCATCTAGAAGTAGAGCAGTCACTGCTGCAGATTATGAAGCGTTGATTCCCACAATTTATCCAGAAACTGAATCTGTCTCGGCTTTTGGTGGCGAAGATTTAAATCCACCTCAATTCGGAAAGGTTTTCATTAGTATCAAACCAACCAATGATATCTACCTTTCTAATCAAATAAAAGACAATATAAAAAGAGAACTTAAGAAATATAGTGTTGCTGGTATTGTGCCAGAGGTTACAGATTTAAAATACCTCTATGTTGAGCCATCCTCTAACATTTACTATAACAATAACCTTACAGCGTCTTCTAGCGCCCTTAAAACGACTATTCTAGGTAATCTCTCTGCTTATGCGGAGTCAACAGAATTAAATAAGTTTGGTGCTAGATTCAAATATAGTAAGTTTT